CCCCCTAACGTGTTGTATGGCGGGGAAGTAACTACCGCATCCACCTTCCCCAACGTCGGCAGAATCTTCAAGCAGTCGCCCAGATAGAGCGTGGCGTTGCCGATCTGAGCGGGTTTAATCACCAGAGGGTCTTACTCATGCCTGTTCAAGCCATTCCATGCCGCAGCTAACTCGACAATAACCTCATCACCAGTCATCCCACCCACCGGCCAAGTCCTGCCCACAGCGATGATCATCTCGTGATGGGTCAACCCCTGCCTCGTCCACTGCCAGAATTGTTCAATAGATATCTGAGAAGAGGACTCCATCATTTGGAGTGTTCAGTCGTAGCTAGCTCTGATTTTCGGTGGGAACCATTCAACAATCTCGCTTTCATCTCGGCAAAGAGCTTCAAATTCCTCTCTTTCTCGCTGGGCGTCGGCACACAATCCTCCTCCTGGCTGATCCGTGGCGATGTCATCTGCCTCAGCATGGCTTGCTCGTGAGCTACCGTGCGTGCTTGTTCTGTGATCTCCGCGACCGTTGGAAACCACCTCCATACTTGAATTCCCTCGTTTAGAGCCATTCCTAGTGTGTTCTCGTCCCACCCCCCCAGGGCTGCGATATACCCCTTCAATCGGGTCTTCCATTCGCCTTCCGACAGCTTTTGGTCGGGGAACATGAGTGCCAACTCGGTCAGCATCACTGTCAATCGCCTCTGCTTCTTCGATGACCTTTGCCGATCCACGTCGTAAGGCTGTGAAACCATGCTCATTCTCATTCCCTTTCTGTGGTGCTGGATCGTCGTCCCAGCATTCAGAGTTGAGCCAGGTGGATGGGTGCTTAGTGAAGCTCTGGTCCTCACCTGCCCGCTCACCAGCATACCTCTCCGACCCTTTCAGAAGAATATCCCCAGTAGTCTTCTTCAGTGCCTTGATGTATGCGGTCCTGGCCCGGCCCTTACCAACCTTCCTCGGATAGCTTTCGTACCACTTGAGAAATCTAATCTCCTCATCAGAAATGGATTTCTTTCTATTGATTCTTTCTTCCTCTTTCTCTTTCTGAAGTATGGACTCTGTAAGAGCAGAGCGTTCGCTGTGCGTTCGCTGTGCGGACGCATCCTCGTTCTCTCGGAATTTCAACCACTTAGCTTTCGCACTCTTACTCGCAGACCGTGATCTGCTGGCCGCATTTTTGTGTTCACTGGATAACCTCTTCTGCCGATAGTGACCGTCATTGAGCTGCCAGAATCGCATGACATTAGGTTTCATCTTCCGCCAAGACCTCGGATCGCCACCAACAACCCTCCGCAGGAATGTGTCATCGTCCGGAAGAGAGCAGTCAGGTTGATTCCATGCCTCTAGTAATAACCGCACGTATGCACCAACCTCGGCAGGCGTCAGATAATGCGTGTCCGCGATGAAATCCTTAGTCCAGAGTGGCAAGTATGGCAGTTTTTTCGCCATCAGAATCCCCCTTCAGAATGCCACGAATTTCCTCTACCAGCAGATCACGGTCATGCTGCCGAGTTACCAACTGGAATCGTCGAGTGTAATATGAGTACTTGCTCCCCTTAACAGGATCATCACCAAAGAGACGAGCTATCTCACTGAACTTCATGCTGAACATCTCTCTGAATACCCATGTCGCCATCTGCCTGGCAGCCATTCCCCGCCCAGCACCATCTCTCAGAACAACAGCGTCGACTCCAAATGTGTTGGAAATGTGTTCCTGCACGCGATTGACCATCCCCAGCTTTCTAATGATCACCATTCGTGAATGACCGACTTGATGAACGACAGCATGATCTTCTCGGGCAGAACATACAGCCGTTCTCTGTTGTTCATTCTGATAGCTAGGAAATCGTTATCGGAGAGCTGATCGTATATCGTCTTGTATCCACTCCTCCGGACCTTAACCTCGCCCTGAAGCCCTGCAAGGGTGACATCACCCTTGTATCCACGCATTGCGCCACTGAGAGGCACACGCACGCAAGCGTCAGGAGGGACACCGTTATCATGCCAGAACCGGACAAAATCTCGTTCCTCGCGCAGACCCTTATCGCGCTGCGGCTTGCCCAATTCATTGACCCATGAAGAAATCGTTCGGCAGAACTTGTCCATCCGTGACCTCCGAGATTCGACGCAGATGCTTGGCGTTTGGATAACGCCTCGAGGCGAGGTATCGGTGGATGGTTTGCCGGGACACACCCAAACGGCGTGCAAACTCCGTCACACCGATGCTCTCTTCAGTCAGGTACGTTTTCAGCTTCATGCAGGTAACGTAACTGTTTACGCAAGAAGATGCAAACTTGCCGGTCAACTGACGGAAGATTTGGATTTATAGTTTGGGAACAGTGAGTTGCAGGACTGCAAGTTTTCGTCCCCGGAACTTGCAGAACTTGCAGAACTTGCAGCTCGTAGAATTCTCCCATCTAAGTTATTGACTGACGTAGCCAAAACGGTTACTATTAACGCATAGAAAGAGAGAAACCTGGAGGACAGAGACCATGCCAAGAACACATGAATCAGATATCGCGGGCTGGCTCACTGAGATCGAGGACCAGTTGAACATAGGAACAGAAAATGGTCAGTGGCGCGGCGACGACATTTCCCGAACAACGATGAGCAAGGGCTTACTTCTCGAAGCTAGGGAGGATGTCCTTGGCAAGCGACAACAGTTGGACGATTACATTGATAAATCTACCAACGATTCCGCAGCCGCCGCCAATAGAATATTCAGTCTCCGGGAAATCTATTGTCACATCATTGACATTTTAACTTTGCAGATCGACTCCATCGAAGCCGATGAGCGTGAGGCTGTGGCGTGGGAGGATCATCGGAGGGTCGAAACCCAACTAATTCAGAGAGGATAACATGGAACGGAGTCAGTCTATCGGCAAGCTTTCTGAAGCCTTAGCCAAGGCTCAAGCGGCTATGCCCAGCGCGGAACGGACGCAGACAAACGCATTCTTCAAAAAACCAGACGGCACCTTCTATAAATATGCCGACCTACAGAGTGTTAGAGACTCAGTCATACCCTCTCTTACCAATAACGGACTAGCGGTGACGCAGGCAACATCGGTGGGAGTGGATGGAGCATTCACACTTAGAACCCTGCTAATCCACACTAGTGGGGAGTGGATTGCCTCGGATTGGCCTCTTGAAACAGGTAAGCCACATGTGATGTTGTCGTCTCTGACATACGCCCGACGGGCTTGCCTATCATCCATAGTGTGTCTCGCTTCAGAAATTGATGACGATGGCAACTTGGCCTCTGGAGTCAAGAAACGAAAGCTTGATTTCGACCCGAGAACGCCGCCAGCAGCGGGGCTGCCAACCGTAGCGGCGCTGAGGGAAGACTTGAAGTCTTTTCGTGACGATCTTTCTAACTGCCAATCAACCGCCGATGTTGATGATCTAGTGGCGCACAACCACGATCTCCTCTCAGCCGTCAAGTCACGGAAACCCGACTGGTTTTTCGGCAACCCTCCACCGAACGGAGATGTGCCAGGGCTAATGGACCGCATCGAGGCTAGGAAGATCGAGCTTCGGAATAACGAAACTAATATTTTGGGCGGTGGATAGGGAGATAGACATGACAACCTTTGACGCAATGGCCGTACACAAGTATCCCGGTGGTGAGAAATGGACGAAAATTGGCAAGGCCTTCCCCCATAAAACCGGCAATGGCTTCACCCTGTCACTTCACTTGATGCCTCTACCAACAGCGTCAACAACCGATGGTGATATGACATACAAAATTGTCCTTCTCGAAGAGAAAAGGGAGCAGCCATCGGCCCGGCGTGATGCAGTATACCGCCCAGTCTCTAGGGGTATATCGGCTGAGGACGCCGCGGAATTCGCGAACTTAGACGATGAGATGCCATTATGAGGTTCTTACTACAGCGGTCGGATACTGAGGCCCTGGTACCGGTCGATGAACCAGGTCACAAAGCAATCAAGAAGATGAAGCCTGGTCAGACGATGTGTGTCGATATCCGACGTGTACGATCTCCTAGGCAGTTGCGCTTATATTGGGCGCTGATCAACAAGATATGGGAGAATCAAACTCGGTTCGCCGTCCGGCAGGATCTCTCTGATGCTATTAAATGTGCGCTCGGCCACTGTACCGAGTTGAGGCTATCCAACTCTGTCGTCATCCAACGGCCAAAATCTATAGCCTTGGGCAACCTCCCGGCTGGTGAATTTAATCAGTTCATCGACGGCTGTATCGATTATATTTGCGGATCGGTTCTGCCTGTCGCACCCGAAACATTACGACAGGAAATCGAAGAGATGATATTTTGATTCGGAGGAAGCCATCCCCTCCCAGGACCAAGGAAATGCCCGAAAGGGCTTTCCCCAAACACCAGCAATACATACGCTCAAAGGCGTGTGTCGTGCCTGGTTGTGCCAGCCGGAATATCATCTGCGCTCATGTCCGGAGCGGACTACCTAAAGGTGAGCAGGCTGGAACGGGACAAAAGCCTCACGACACGTTCACTGTTCCACTTTGTCGGTCCCACCATGACGAACAGCACAGTCTAGGAGAGATCACGTTCCAGAAGCAACATAAGATAGATTTATTGAAGCTGTCGCTGTTGTATGCTTCCGGCAGCCCGGAAAGCAAAATATGGCGGAAAGCGAATCTGATCAAGCTTCAGATGAGAGCCTGATCGCACCTTAACTCTTGGAGATCAGATTCTTAATCCTCGACTCAACCACGGGTAGGATTCTAATACCACAATAACCAATTACGAAGGCCATAGCCGGTCCCCAGACAATATCAAGGGTGAAGTGCTTCATGATCGGTGGGATAAAGAATTCTGCTGCAATCCAGCCCACCGCCACAGCCAGCAGCCCCGATGCAACAGGTTTTGGCACCAATCGCCAGTATTAACGCTTCCATATGCTTCTCCATTACCCCGTTCCAGAAGTGTTCCCTATATATCTACTCCGACCTCCCCCGCTGGGATATCTACATTGTAGACAACGGGTGCGGCTGGGTGAGCGGAGTGCCTCTGACCAACAAGCCACCCATCGCTCTCGAGGAATGGAAAATGAGTAATCGAGATTATCGTAAAGACCTGGCGACTCTGATTAAATACGCACTCACCGCTGTTAATTGCATCCCAGAACGCAGACGCTCCCGCTTCCTGACTACCGCCTGCGGTTGCCCGGTCAACGACCGCCATGATCGTCCTTGCATCCCTGCAAACGTAGTTTGGAATCCCGAACTGCCCTACAAAGAATGGGGGTTCAGGTGGACCCTCCCCGCCACCAATCAGCAGAGCAATGAGCGTTGCATAGAGGTTCATCATTCATCATCACCTCCATTCCATCAGTTGCCGATATGGGTTTCAAGTGTCTTCTCGACATCCTCGAGCGTTGCCCCGAGGGCTGAGTCGTAAGCAGTTAAGATTGCGTACATCTTTGAATGTTGGTTCTTGTGGATCACGCTATACACGTTATCCTCAATCGACTGAGTCAAAATATTCACCACCTGTTCATGCCACTTGTTGAACATGAGGATGAAGTCCTCTGGAATGCCTTCTCGTCTTGCGTCCGCGATATAACTAGACACAGTTTCGTTCAGGTTTCGCGTGACGACCTGATTGAGTTGTGCATCACTCATAGTCTCAAAGTCTGAATTCTCGACCAAGCTCTCGAGTGCATCCTGGAATGCCGTGAACTTTATGGTCAGGAATTTGCGAGCATCATCACTCACATTTAACTGAGGAATGATGAGATCCACCCATGTACTTGCATGAGTAAATAGGCTGTGGTTGAGGAGTACTGAAGTGTCAATGACTCCTGACTCCAGTTTCCTTTGATCCATCCAGCCCTGGAGCAATATGACCCCCATCGGGGAAGCTCCAGTGAGGAAGGCACATACCATAGCGATTATACCTTTGTTCATAACGGCAAATCCTTAATTCGGGAATGGTCTGACGCCCTTAGAATTGATGATCAGCGCCATGTTTCTGTTGGACTCACTGCCTACATATGAGCAATGGACCCATCCGGATCGTGGTTGCCCCGCCTCATAGAACTCAAGAATCAACTGATCGAAGTCCAGATTGTCATAAATCCACTTAGCAACCTCACTATTGTCGCGCCCCATAATCTCAAAATCCGCGGCTTGTCCACGAACATGCTGACTCGTGTTCTTGGAGCCTATCTTGGTGTTCAACTCTGGACACCGATATCCACTGCTGACAATCACTGGACCATGGTGGTCTCTGACTGGCTGAAGGACGTTCTCTACCAGAGCCGCTAATGATTCGACATCGATTCGTCGCGGGATATTCTCAATCCCATGTCGCAACGCTGTCGAACTTTTTGTCAGTTCATCCAGGGTGAAGTTCTGGGATAGACGCATCTGGTTTATTACGGAGCCGCTTGCTGTGCTGGTGGAGGCTGTCCATATTCGTACAACCGTCGCTCTTCCCGCCTTTCAATATCGGAAGGCACACCACCTGCCACTCTCGCTCCGGGCTCTAAAATTGGAATCTCACCAACGAGCTGTCCAAATCTGGCTACTGGCGTTTGCATTACCTGTTCAAGAACATTCCTACTACGTCCGATCAATCTTCTGGGCACTTCTCGTACCAATCCCTGGTCAACAACAGCGCCCGCGATGGCATCTCTCAAAGCATCTTGATTCGTGGGGTCTATGAAGAATCGGAAAATATAGTCACCCGCCTGGCCTTTGGTGACGCGTTTGGGATCGAAGAGTTGTTGCCCCAACAACACAGGTGCGGTCTTGGTTCCCCCCATGGAACCATGTGTGATTACATGGTTGGCATATATTTCCATCAACGTTTCGAATTCCTCAAACAATTTCTCGTTCGGGAAGAACGCGCGGAGAAGCTTTCTTCTGTTCTCGGTCCCGAACACATTCTTGACTGCATTAGCGCCATCCACACCCCTGTCAAATCGCTCGGATACCGCGTGCAATACTCCAGTCAACATCGCGTCTTTCTCGCTTTGTCCGTATACTTGTGTAAATAGTGTATTAATGTATCTAATTGCGTCCGCGTCAGTACCAGTTTTAAAGATCCGCTTACCAGCCTCCATGGCGTCGAGTAACCGTTCGTAACCAGCGTATACCGCTCGTGCGTTCGCATAGGCTGGGTTACCGCCAAACGTATCAACCGTAGTGAGCAATGCACGCCTCTGGTCTTGCAAGGACTTGAGATAGTCTGGATCACCCTTACCCGCATTTATTAGAGACTGCGCCTTGTTGATCTCTCTGTCGATAGCCCTCTTGACATGATCTAGCTGAGCGAAGGAGATTTGCTTATCACCAAACGCTATGCGTAATCGTTTTTGCCATTGTGCTCTCAGAACCGGATCAGTGCTATCCGGAGGACCCAATTCTTTCAGGAGTGTGAGGTCGTCCTCCGATATCCTCGGATATGCTGTAACAACCACAGCTCTCTCCGCCTCATCCCGGGAAACATTGTGCTTCAGAGCATAGTCAGCAACCCTCTCGGCACGCAAACTTCTCATCGCCCGTTTGTCATTATCCAGCACGTGTCTATATTGTTTGATCCACGTATCATCACCCACAATGAGTTCAGCAATGTCAGCCAGTGGCATGGTTGTCGGATTTTCGACACTTCCGAAAGCTTTGAGGTACAGCGGTCGAGATGCGGTATATTGCGAGGATGAAATCGCGTCCAGACTGTAGAAGTAATCCGGATCTGCACCCAGATATTCACCTAGTGCTTGGGATATCCTTGCGCGTGTTCCACGATTCCTATTCCACAGTAATTGTTTAGCAAAAGGCATTTGACTCGGATTATGGGCAGCGTGATAGACTAAGTTTGAGGTGTTGGGTAATCTCTCGCGGAGATCAAACAACCTCGACACCGGGACCGGGCCCTCTCTGGGGGTCCCCATAGCTGGGACATCCTCTAGGGCTTCTCTCAGTGCCCCACTACGCTCTGCTGGTCCAGGAAGGTATACTTCTGGCCTTCCACCAATACCAGCTCTACCATCATTCTCCAGCCTGAGCCTTTCAAGTTGCGCGGCCCTTTCAGGCGCTGGAAGACCCGGTATGAATTCTCCCCCTCCCACAGCATCACGAGCCGATTGACTATTCGCCAGTCGAGTCTCTCGGACTTCTCTCAGTGCAGGGCCTTGCAATTCCTCAAGTCTATGTGTATCTGCCAATATACGGTACACTTCTGTCTCCGACACACCGTCCTTCCTAAGAGCCTCCCTAAATGCCATCTGCGCGTGGACTCGGTCTGGGATAGGGAAGACGAGCCGGGTTGCAAATCTTGCTACGTTTGGGAGAATCCGTACTATTTCCGTGGCCGATCTCAACCCAAAACCGAATCCAGCCCCAACGCCAGCCCCCCATCCAGCACTCTCCAATCGGCTCATGCCTTCCGGCTCACCACCAACACCCGCTCCGTAAATACCCCCACCGGCGTAGCCAAAGAGTGTGGCAGCCGCGACGCGGCCAATTCTGGATTCTTGTCTAATGCGTGATCCCACATGGGCCACCCCCGGAAGCACCCCCAACTTCCCAATGTTTCTGGCTATGTGGATTCCCACTCTTCCAAGAGCAGCAACCCCTCCCAGTGAACTTGGTATTGCCCCCAGGAATTCGCCAATGTGAGCAAGCGCCGGTTCAGTGTCATACAGATAATCGTACCTTGCCCTCTCAAGTTCTTTGGCGGCTGTTGCTGCGTTGGGATCTTCTGGGTTAAGTATGGCTCTCACATGGCCCGTGAGTTCATCGCCAAAACCAAAGAAAAACCCCCTCCAGAGCGCTGCCTTAAATCCTTGCCGCACTCCTCTTCCATGCTCGGCGGCTTGCGCACGACGAACAGCATCAAGAACGATTTTCGACATTGCTTGGGGAAATGGCCTCGGCCAGCTCCCGAGGGGAAGACTATCTCCGACACCTTCTGGAACTATAGGTTGATATGGTGACCCGCCCACTAACGGTGACCCGCCCACTAACGACTGTGCATGTTGTTGCCCACCCCACCCAGGGAAGGGTAATCCATCTGGTGCTGGTTCAGTGGATCTAGGAGATTGCGTAGGCGGCGATGTCTTTTCAGGAAGAAATGCGTCGGCCATGTTAGTTATTCCCCAGTGCTTTCGGCAAAAGCTGCCTTGCGGCTTGAGGCAATCCCTTAAGGGATTGCAGAAACTCTCCCAACCGATCCCCTCCCTGATCACCTTGCTGATTTTGAGACATTTCTCCAGCGACTTCCCCAAATAGTGCTAGTCTCTCGTTGAAGCCCATATCATTGGGAAACATCGACTCAGGAAACTCCATAAGACGCTGTCTTATCAAAGCATCCTGTTCGCTCTCTTCAAGGTTCCGAAACAACTCTCCTCCTTCTTCTACTATCTCGAATCCATTACCCACATTTAGCCACCGGTCTGACTCTAAAGCGATCACCATAGCTTTAAGAGCTTCTTTCTGATCGAGAGCGCTCACTTCGCGAGCAGCCCCCCCTGGTGTTGCAGCCCCCCCTGGTGTTATATCCACTCGATCTAGAATATCCTGAACGGTTTCTGCATACGACAAAGCTTCCGTGAAATCGAAAATGATGACTGATGGGTTTTGACCTTCTCGTTCAACCACCTTAGTGTAGAACTCTGTTTGTCTCCGCTGGTCTTCTATGCCAGCGTCCATCATGGCTGTCATTGTATTAAGCAGATCAAATCTCGCGGCTTTTGGCAACTTCAGACCCTTGCTCAAATCATCAAGCAAATGCCTCGCCTGCGCTATGATCCCCGCAGACCTTTGAACAACTTCAAACTCGCTTTCCCTAACTACTGATTCAGGGTCCATCGTCTTATTGAATTGAATGATGAGAGCAATGTCACTAGCTCCAGTGGCCCGTGCTGCGAGTGTGTTCTCGAGTCTCTCTCTAATGGTAGCTGGATCAAGATCATCCCACTCCGCGGAGTTATCTTTGATCCCTAACAGAATTTCCTTCCAACCAGTTGCGTCCGCCGCTGTATTATATGCTGTGACTCTGGAGGCAAACGGTTTGGATTGGTTGTACCACTCTTTCCTTAGCTCTCTGGTTTCACGTGCAAAGTCCTTCTGTTGTGCAGAGGTCCGAAATCCCTTGCGTCCCTCCTCACCGATCACATCTTTAGGCAGATAAACAAACTGTCCAAGATCCACGTCGAAGTATTGTTGAAGGTCTGGGGAATCTAACGTGTTGAACCACTTAATTGCGTCACCCAGATGACCTTCAAGTGCAGCCATATTATTCCCGTCACCTAAGAATGCTTCTGTGCCTGGCATTTGGGACAACGCCCTATTCCATAACTCCTCCGCTTCTACTGTCTTGCCCTCGGTCTGTAGTTCCAGGGTAGTGAGAACAGTATGAGCGAAATTCTTAGCAAAATTCTTAGTTGCCACTCTCGATTGTTCTGCCAACTCTGTATTCACTGTCAGTAGATTCTTGGCGTCCACGGGATAGCCAAGCGCCAGGAGCCTCCGTGCGGCCGCCTCATACAATTCGCCATGAGCCCATCCATTCAATCGCTGATTGTCATCACGAGTAAGTCTTCCACTTGCGATCCACGGGAGTCCCTGTGGCGGCGATGGCAGTGCACCCCTTAGAGGAGTAAGCGCGCTGGTTCGTGCTAGGTCTCTCTCGAATTCATGCCTCTCTACGTTAATGCCAAGCACCGTATTCAAACGCGCCAACTGATCGTTCTTTGGTGCTTTCGCGAGATCACTATAACCAAATGGCTTAAAGGTCTTCGCAAATGCCACAAGATCCACAGGCTGTAAAGCCATTACATATTCCTCTCGTATGCCATCGGCAGTGAGAATGTTAGACAGAAGATGTTAGCCATCACAAAGGATAAGGGTCAGGAATGTAGCTCAATACGATCAAAATTAATCATACTCTGACAGGAGTGAAAATGCTCTATTGCCCGTCCCGGTAACTGACGGCATTCCTCCCACTCCCATCAGTTTGGCCAGTTCTTGCTCGTGCGCCATCTGTTCTTCTCGCCTTATAGCCCCTTGCATGTAGTCGATAGGCCCACGTATCCCCTGCGCCATAATCGTCGCCGGGGCGAGAGCGCCTTGCGCTTGTAGCCCGCCGACTTGCCCATAAAGATTAGCCAAGACATTCCCCCTGGCGGTCTGCATACCAGCAGTAGTTGCACCAGCCTGCTGGGCAAGCCCGGACAATCCCAGCCCGGCTGCCGCCGCAGCCTGTGCAGTCTCTCCCATCGCTGGCATTCCAGCCAAAGTCGCATACCGATTCCATATGCTTTGCTCCCCGGCCCTTTTCAAATTCTCAAGATATATTTCTTGTTCAATTCGCCTCTGAGCATCCGCAGCATCAAGGCCAAATTGATCCGTGAGAATGTCATATCGTCTCTGGATATCAGCGATTTGTGTACCGTAGATATCTGCCTCTATACCATATCGTCTCTCAATATCTCTCTGCCGAGACGCCTCGACATCTCTTGCCACTTGGTAACGCCTCGCCACGTCTGCGGCATTAGCGCCAAAGACATCAAGCGTCACTCCCCATCGTCTCGCCGCATCATTGAGAAGTGCTGCGAATTCTGTCTGGCTGATATTCTGCTGACGCAGATAGTCAGCATACTGCCGCGCATACGCTGCCCCATATTCCTGGGCTGCATGTCCAGAAATGATACGAGCAAGCTCCCGCTTTTCGCCGCCAGAGAAGGCTGTTCCCCGGGCTGCTGCCAGCCTAGCAAGCGCGTTCTCCGCTTCGGTTCTGCGGAACTGATACCCTGGATCGGCTTCCAGATCAGCAGTATCAAAAGTGAATGGTTCCCTGAATCTGCCTGGATCGTAGACTATGGGATCCAGGAATTCACCAGCCGCCAACCGTTGAGGTTGAGTAAATTCATCAGGCGCAAACACTTCTTTGTCCCTGAATTCCCCTACATCAAACGGTTGGGGCGCAACAAACTCATCCTCCGTAGGATATAGTTGCCGGGGTCCCGTTAATTCTTCTGGTAGGGTGAATTCTCTCTCATCAAAGAACGGCCCCCTCGGACGTACTGGTGGGATGAACGTGGGGCGATCAACGTCTGCGAAAGGACTTACTCCAGGAGCGACAGGCACAGGTGCTTGTGCGGTAACTACCGCTGGAGCAGCATCAGTAGTTCTCTGAATCTCTTGTTGTAATGCTAGGATCTCAGCCTCAAGACCCGGATCCCCGCCCTCGTATTGCGATTCTGCATCTCTTAGGTCCGATTGGAGTGCACTAAGCCGACGCGTAAGCACTCCTTGTTCAAGATGACCCTCCGGGGCTGCCAGCCCTAGCTCTCTTGCTCTGGTATTCGCCTCATCGTGAGTAGGCGGGTAGAAGCCACCCTGATAAGCCGCCTGGAAGCTTCCAGCACCCCAGAAGTTATTGCCTGAACTCGGGACATCACCAGTCTCCCATCTTCTGGCAAGCTCTTGCCTTGATATAGCTACCGGGGGCGCTTGAACACCAGCAACAGGTGGAGTGACTGTGGGGCCAACTGGTGGAGTGACTGTGGGGCCAACTGGTGGAGTGACACCACGGATGGCAACGCCGGGGCCAGGCTGCTGTCTGGCTAGAGTTTCGAGATAGCCAGGACCGGCTCTTTCTGGGAATATTCCTCCTGCGTCTTCATATCCCGTCAATGCTAAGAGAGCCCCTTCTCTGACAGCCACTGTTGGGGCATATGCAGCAACTTGATCTAAATAGCTGGCTACCTGGAAATTAAAAGACCTATTAAATTGGTCCATCTGGGCAGCCATTGCCGCGTCCATAGCCTCTGCCTGTGCTTTAGCACCTCTTTCGGCTGCCGCAATCTGTGCATTCGTTGCGCTCCGTGCAGCAGAAGACCCGATCACCGTACTTAGTACGCTGCCGCCAACCGATAAGGCGAGGCTCAGAGGATCAAATGCCATTATTCACCCCTTCCAGTAATGTGCCAATCGCTGCGATAGGACCTACCATTTCACTCTCTCGTCCCCATAATCTTGTACTCCTCTGATGGAGGATTGATCGAACTGCCAGTAAGATTTCCGAAAGTGATAGCCACAGTATCGGCTGCTGATACCCGAGCGCTTCCTATAACAAGACCAGCGGTGTGACTCGATTTGGTAATTGATATCACCATGTCAGTTGTTAGCCCGTTGACCGTGAATGTCTGTTCCGATGTGGTGTTGGCAGATACAGAGGCGGGATCGAGTGTTGGCGCTACTACAAAATGCTTGAACGTAAGTGCTTGGATGATCTGGAACCACCGATGCCATGGACGAGTGATCTGTCCGTTCTCCTCCATGGGATTCCATGCCGGAGGCTGCGGTAATGGTTTTAACGTGGGCATCAATCATCATCCGCTGTGATCGGTGTACTCAAGGCATCTAGAATCTTTGGCTTCGTCTGCGATTGGGAAGAGGAGGCAGCGGACCTTCATAATCAGCAGCCGGATTCATTACATCCCTCTCCCACCTCATTTTGTCTGCCCGAAGACGGGCAAGCGCGTTCATCATCCTCTGTTCGCGGAGAGATAAATCCAGACCACCTTCATAATCAGGGAATTCACCCGTCCTACCTACTGATCTGGGGTCGAACCTGCCCCCAGTGAACTCACCCGGCCTAACTACTGATCCGGGGTCGAACCTGCCCCCAGGGAATTCACCCGGCCTAACTACTGATCCGGGGTCTTCTCTCCGACGCAGATACTGATCAAGTCGTCTCTCAATAGCCCCCCTCTCAGTTTCCTCCGGATCTCCAGGCGGCAAATCCAGACCACCTTCATAATCAGTGAACTCACCCCGCCTAACTACTGATCTGGGGTCGAACCCGCCCGTCCTACCTACTGATCTGGGGTCCATCCTTATCAGATTATAGAGTGCATTATTAGCCATTGTCGTCCCTCAGATTATGTTGATCCCTGCTCATCCATAAAGACCTCTGGGGCCTTGCATCGGTCCCATCGGTCGTCGCATCTGTTGTACCGGCTGCCTTTCACCCCGCCTAACTACTGATCTGGGGTCGAACCTGCCCGCTACTAATCTAGGGTCGGGATTCTCCACAGGCGGACCTGACATCGGCCCCTGTTGGACCCCAGCAACTCCACCCGTCCTACCTACTGATCTGGGGTCGAACCTGCCCCCAGCAACTTCAACGGCATCAATCGCAGTGGTGATTTTGTTAGCTAGACTACCCAAATAGGTGATGAGTCGTTGCAAGTGATTTGGAACACCCATTCCACCACCCATTGGACCACCCATTGGACTCTGTGGCAGTGGGGCGAGGAATTCGGGGTAGTTTTCCCTAAGCACACCCGGATCGAAGTCTGATTCTAGTCCATTTCCAGGAGGAACTGGTGGCATACCCTCTATGCGTCGCCTGTTTTCCGCATCAAAATCAGTTCGAGGTGGCAAGAAGCCAGCCGGAGATTCCACTCCGCGATTTTCGTACTCCTCCGGAGTGAGTACTCTGCCATTCGGTGGAGCCGTCATGCCACCCGTCAGGAGTCGTTGTCGATTTCCACCTAATCTGTTGTTCAAGACGTTATAAGCCATAACCATCATTGTGCTCCAAAATCTGCCTGTAAAAAGCCACTGCCGATCACCATCTTGGCGTCATCCGTCATCGTTATACGGTAAACCCGATCTCTGGATTGCCCAAGTTGACCCCATCTAGCACGATTGGCGTACTTGCCAACCTTGCCAATTCCCCTCCAATGTTCGTTACTCCATGTGTGACCGCCATCATCCGACCACTGCAACATAACCTGGGGATCAAGACTGGCTGTGCCTGTACCAGACTCGAATTCGATCTCAAGGCGTCTATGAAAGAGCCTCTCTCGCAAATTCTGTGACAAGACATGACGATCTTGCCTGATACGCTCAATCGGTACTCCAGCGTCCGAGAATTGAGTCCACGATAGCTGGAAAAGGTTCCCATCCTGGTAATCTCCAATGACATGCGTGCCATTGAAGAAGGCATGGGCATTACCGCGGAATCTCCCAATCGTATAGGACTTCCACTCGGCCCATAACCCAGATGCAGCATCAAATACCCACGTAGCATCCCCGGTCGGGAACGTCAGGATATAGAATATATGCCCCTCCATCTCCAGACAGTAGGCAAAAGCATCTGAAATCTTGGAATACCCAGCAATCGCATTCTCCACTGCATGTGTTGAGATGCGAACGCCCTGCAATCCATCGGACTGCATAATGATGCCATCACCATCTGGCCCTTGTGCCAGCCAATAAATACGCCCAGAGATTCGGCACGCGGAATGCGGCGCAGCAATACCCCATTCGACAAATCCTGATTCAATCGGCTCAAATGGGAAGTCTGGATTACCAGAATTATACCAAACTTCACTCGACCGCTCTCCTAGTAGCCAAAGCTCACGGTGATTGACCATGATTGCAGAAAGCTTATCTGGATCACGAATTGCCGTGGCGTAATCGGTCGCGGTCCAGGCAGTCCCATCTTCGCTGTTGGAGATATAGAACCGCCCTTTGTTGGTTGGATCATTAACCACGAAATATCCGTCGATGTAGACCACGTGCGTAGCAGTGTCCGGGAAATCACTATCCGAGATCACCGTTACTGAACTTCCGGTTGTGGTATAACCATTCACCCCATCCACTATGATAAGTTGTGGAGTGGCATTGGCATTGACAGCAAGCCCAACACGTCCCGTCGCGGTGTTGAGTGTCCCAATCGTGCTGACGGCTCCCCCTGTTGTGACCTTCTTCAGATCACTACCCACCACCGCGTACAAATCGCCCTCAAGCTCTATCAGACCGCGGATCTCAGCAGCACCACCAGCAGCCCATGTCTTCAGACCGGGACGCCCATAGAGAGAAATCGGGTATTTGCCATGCTGATCAATCTCCGGAACAAGATTGACCGAGCGTTGGCCTGATATATTAACTGACCTGGATTCATTGGAACTACCGACAAACGCCAACTGCATTAACCAGTGTCCTTCCCGCTCATTTTGAGATGCCCTTATATTTCTCAAACGATCTCATTCCGCCAAGACCCAAAAGCCCGAGAAGCACTGGCATCATTTCACCTAACTCAACGCTCGGGAGCACAATGAGATACCCAGTCTGCCCCAGAATAAATGTCAACAACGGCTGGACGACGTATGCGTAGGCCATCGCTGCTCCGCACGTCCAACCAATAAAGGGCCTCCAAGCACTAACAAATGGAGTCCGTGACGCAGCTTCGATCTTGTTAATCTCTAGCTGCCCAATGAGTCCGGCAACCTCTGCATCAATAAGAGCCTTCTCCAGTTCCCGCTTCGCGCTGGCCTGAGCATTCTTGTCCGGCACAATGCGATCAATAACCTCGCCTGCAACCGGTAAGATCGAGGAAATAAGAGTGCTAATCATCGAATTACCAATGTCAGCAGAAGAAGGATGGTCGCGCCAGCGGTACTAACCAGAATCCGTTCTACGCGACGGAGCCTCGCGTTCTGCTGGCGCGTCTCGGTAGCACAGCCCACGACATGCTCCCGAACTTCTAGGAGAAGCGCATCAACGCGCCGATGGGCCGATGCTGCTGACCTTCGATCTCCCTCTCTATCCGCCATATTGCTTAGCCTTCCAATGCAGTTACACGAAGCTCTAGCGCTTCGACCCTTTCTAGGGCCTCACCCAGGGCCTTCACTGCCTTCATATAGAGAACAGAATACTGGATGCTCTTTGTAATAGTTCCTGTTGGTCGTTGGACTGGCTGACCAGACTCATCAATCACCTCCTCCATGTCAGGATGATCAATAACCAGGCCGGGCGATATTGGTTCTACGTCCTGCGCTACCAAGCCAAGCAACGCCCCCGCATCGGGGTTAGCAATCACATCCGACTTAAACCGGAAGTTAACGGCGATTTCAGAAAGGGCTTTGATGTCCTCCCACTGTGAGTTGGCGGGCGTGATGTCCTGTTTCAGCTTCCGATCTGAGATAGCACCGTAACTATTATCGTGATTTTGCAAATCTCCGTCAGCATATATAATTGCCCTAATTGCACTTGAGTCCTCACATCTAAGGAACACCTCAGTATTATTATCACGATCTGCTGCCGAGAAATCTATGTGGATTCCGTTGGGATCGGTTCCACCAGCGTTCGTTAATTTATAACCAAACGCCCCACTTCCCGTTGCAAACCGACTCGCTTCCTCTCCACCTGTAGCAACCACCACCTTGTTTGTGTCGAAGAATAGACCTGTGTCAGGATCGCCTGAGTCCGTAATTGTCGGGGCCGAGGCAGATCCGCTGCCAACCTTGAGAAGAGCAAACTGTACGGTATCGCCAGTGCCTACTCCTATTGAGGTCCGCAGTGTCGCACCGCTCTCAGCAACAGGATCGCCAGAACCATCGCCAACGATTATCTCGCTATCGGCCAATACAGACATCGCTGTGACACCGCCAGTGCCAGAACCCAGCAACACACCTCCATCGGTCAGTGATGCAGCGCCGGTCCCACCACTACTGACGTTCAATGTCCCGGTAGATGACGAGAACGCACTCAAGGCTACTGGGTCAGTGCTACCGTCTCCCACCACAATAGCCCCATCTGCAAGCACTGACATCGCTGTGACAGCGTTAGTGCCAGACCCTAAGAGGATGCCCCCATCCGTCAGCGTGCTCGCTCCTGTGCCCCCCTTGGCGACGTTGAGCGTGCCGGTAGATGATGAGAACGCACTTAAAGCAACAGGATCGCCAGAACCATCGCCAACTATGATGGCCCCATCTGCAAGCACTGACATCGCCGTGATTGCATCGGTTCCAGATCCCAATAATACCCCACCATCAGTCAAGCTCGATGGAAGCATCTTGCTGCTGACTAATACTTCTCCGACTCTACGTGCCATTAAGCGTCTGGACATATTATGCTATCCTGTTCACGTATCCGTGCATCATTACAACATTGGCAGATGCGGCGAATGCCTTGACAACTACGGACCCAGATATTGGGAGCCCAGGAATGACAAGATGCAATCCGTCCTCAGACGGGACGGTATATTCGATCAAGTCATCAGGCGAAGTAGTGCCGCCGAATTCGATAGTGAGCTTTCGATCACTGGAATCTGAGTTGATCGCCCACAACCACACCTCATCCTTGTCATTCGCATCTGCCGTGTGGATGGTTGTCCCAGCAGATGCAGTGGCAACCACCTTAATACCTTTTCCGTTCGTACTACCTGAGAGAAAGTTCTTTGTGACTGACATTAAGTAAATACCTCCATCACCATTGCCAGGTCGTGATGATTCACAGTTGAAGAGACATCGCCACCCGCGTCAATGCGTACCGACCGATTGGCACCAGCTACATATACGAAATTTGCAGAACCATCAGTGCGGCCAATGCCTATGACAACCTTCTTGTCGTAACTCGTTGGCATCGTCGGACCTGACGAAGAAGTGGAGATCAATACATCCACAACCGCCGTATCCGTACGCTTGATCAACCAGATATAATAAACTGTGTTATTCGCTACCGTGCCAGTATCAAGCCCACCAGCGTTGTCACCGACCGACCAACTGGCGTCGATTTGTTTCGTAATTTCACTTGAGAGAATGAGATCCTCAGAATCCGCACTATCTCTGGCTTCGCCAGCCGTTACATTCACATCATGGTCCGTATCGGTATCCAGGGTGATCAACATGCCAGCGACGTGATCCTTGTCGAAGACTGATGTCGAACTCAGGCCGTATTCGTCAATGGTCTGTATTGTCGTGTCAGATGAGTCGGTCACTACGACCTTATACTGACCATCCAGCCAAATCTGAGAGCGCCCTGCGGAGTCTAGGACTACCGGATTGGCATTTGCGTTCGTCCCCGCCACGGCATCATCTTCAGTGGGATAGGTGTCTTTACGAGTCGATGTTCCGATTTGATAGAAGTTGACCTTCCCCGCATTCAATGGAGAGGTGCTGGTGGCATCCAATAGTGCTACGCCAGGGGGCATGAATAGGGTATTCGTCATTCACTGGACTCCAATCTAGGCTGGAAGAACACCGACGCAGGCTCCGAATCCCAGATACTCAGCAGATATTTCTTCTCCGCTGCTTCGTTCTTTAACCAGCCCCGCTCTTGTATCGGGGTCCCAACTGCCGGGGCTAGTCGGACAGCTAGATTCCAGGTTACAGCCTCAATCCATTCCTGTGGGAAGTCAGGATCATTCCCAGCCGCGTCAAAATCCTCAATCGGCATTGCACCAGTGAAGTTGACTGTCTCGGCTGCGCTGTCCGGGGCATTCCACAAATAGAAATCTCCCTTGCTCAGTTGTGGGTCATAAAATCCCTGCACTGGCTTGCCCTCGCTCATCTTATTCGGGAGATCGAAATACTCCTCTCGTGAGAGCATGTCTGAGAATGGAACGTCCACTGGGGCTGTCGGATCAGTCCAAACGCGCCTGCGTGCATCTAGGATGCGAAGTGGACGAGCTAAGAGGGTTGTATATGTAAAAACAATATTATTGTCAGCAGCAGCGCTGGCAATGCCGGACGCAATCGTTATCGTCAGAGATGAGATTGAGGAGATGGTCGTCCAGTGGATCGACCCATCATCCAAGACAATGCCAATCGCGTCCGACGCTGCCATTCCCGTAACAGAATCCACTAGGATGGTCGTGTCACTCGACGAATGATCACCATTGACTTTGGTCACCACGGTATCGCTCGACAGCGCCGCCCTATCACCGGAAGCACCTAAACTGTATCTCTCTGTCCCTTTAGTAAGGAACAGAACACAGTCTTCGATCTTCCATAGATTAGTTCCATCAGCCTGCCATGCCTTGACCATGGCCTGCAATGCAGCGACTCCTGCCGCACTCTCTTCACTCGATGGGGTTTCGCCAAGCGCTACCGCGCCGCAAAGCCGGTAAGCATCATTGATTATGTTGTCGCGTGTACGTGTGTAATCAACGCTTCCAGATGTTGCCATTCAATCATCAATGCACCAAGAATATAAGGGGCTCGCCGAACTCAGGTAGGATCACGATTGCCCGCGCAATCTGATCTCCGTCACGATACATCGCCATGTGATGTAGGTCGTGCACACAATCTTGTAGTATATGCTGATCCCGCACAGAGGTCATCCAGACAGGGGCACGAGCCCCCTCCGCAGGATGAATCATTAGAGACTATCTGCCTCAACTTCATTAGTCCCTACAAATACATCCGTTCCAGGTGGCCTGACAATAGGAACACTCTGATCATCGGGCCTGCCTCTAACTTGATCTTGAGGATGTCTCTGCTCCCAAGACCTTCCCCGCACAAGTAGACCATTCCACTCCAGTTGGCATTCGGATGCCTTGACCTTGAATCCCGTTCTGTCACAAATCACGTTGTAATCACCGGGCTTATACCAAGGGTTCCCGCCGCGATCTGGCATCTAATATTCCTTCACCATATCCACGACAATAGTATATCTGTCCCCAGACGCAGCACCTATGGTGGTGAGTAGAAGATCGCCCGTATATCCTGAAGTCTCCGGATTCTTCAATCCACCAAAATGCCGGAAATCCCAATGAATCGTCCGATCTTGTGGAATAGTCAACGCAGTGATGTTGGTTGTTGCATCCCAGAGAAGCTCTACAGCCATTAGATGCGTGGACGCCCATATCTGCATAATACGGACTTGACCACATGCCTGCCCAGCCTCATTAGCTTGCAATGCGGATACATCCACCTTGGTAACACCGCTCTCACCATTTCCATCGGATGTATTGTTGAGTTGGATAATGAGCCTACGCTCATCATCAACCATTGTTCGTGTCGCTACTGTGTCAGCCATCTTCCTGTTCCATGGTTAAGATTTCTGCCTGTTCCCTAATGTCAGGCATGAATGTGATCGCCCCAACTGCCGTAGCCAACACATAATCAGGATAAGCACCCTTTGACCGCGGATGATATCCGTACAATGGCGGCTGCCACGGGTATGGCCTCCCAATCAGGCAATCCTCTGTCAATGCAATCTCTATCCCAGAAGCCAGCGCCCAGGCATAAAAGAAGTCCAGTCCGCTCTTCTGCGCGAAATACTCATTCGAGTGTTGATCAGTCAGAATATGATGTAGCTCAATACGATCAAACTTATTAAGGATAGCCATAGCCATCATGTAACATATCGTAGAAGTCAGGTAGGCCCTATTCTTGTCATTCCCGAAGAATCTCTCAATCACCGGCTGTAGAGGAAATCCTACCGAAAGAGGGATCTCCTCATAGTGTCGTTGCATAACTACAGGAACATTGAGATCATTCACATCCTCAACGAATCCTGAGTGCTTCCGCTCCATCCTGACAAGATGATCCATTGCGAAGATGTGAGTGATACCTACCTGCTTCCGATAGGCTAAATTCGCCCCCCATACTTCAGCACCAGAAATATCACCATCAGCAGGCCCATACTCACCAACGATGATGACGCGGCTCTGCATAAGCTAACTATGATGCGCCGGGGGCAGCGCTTACCCCCGACCCATCACCATACAGGTGTGGCTGCATGATTAAGATTGACTCCCAAGTGATTAGATCATCTCCACCATTTAAGAGTCCACAGCCGGAAGTATGTATCCGCTGGCGGTATCCGTCGCCGTACCATAGTTCTCGATCTGTCGCACTCCATCACAATCGACCAGGATCTCACTCGCAGTATCATGGTGCCCGATGAAGTTGTTGGCAACAATACCAGTGTTGGCGGTTGTATCATTATCAATCAGGAGGTCTCCTGCGGTATTGCCGACCACTACATAATTGTCGGCAACAACCACCTCGGTCAGGTCTTTCCCAGTCGCACAGAGAATAAGCTTGCAACTGGTCGCACCATCGCAAATCACTGAATTCCCAGTGAAGATCCCCTCCGCAAGATCAGCATTGATCTCAATCATCTCCAGCCCAGCAGTGTCAGGAGACACCCAACGACAGTTGGTGACCTTCAGGCCATCAGCTTCATTGTTTGTCGTCCCCGTTGCCTTGATTGGGCTAAGGAAATTCTCGTCATCCGTGTTGTCAACGAATTCAATTTGATCAAACCAGGCACCAACCGCCGTTACTCCAACTCCCGCCACCACATCGGCATGGCCTGATGCGAAGACCATATTCGACAAAGTAACGTCGGCGGCTGATATCACCGCCGTCACCGATGTACCACCGTCCATCAGGAAGCGTGGGCGTTGATTGAAATTCCCGAGACCAATAGCTGTGATCCCAGCTACATCAAGAGCAATCCCAGCCGCACCCGTAATAGTCTCAGCGTGGTTCGGCATCAATAGAATGACATCGCCATTGTTGGCCGTGCATTGACCGATAGCATAATCAAACGTGCTAAAGGGCCTGTCACGGGAACCTTTGTTCCCATCTGACCCATTGGCACTATTCACCCAAAATACGTTGCCTGCATAACTGTTCAGCACAGGCATACCAAGGATACTCACTCCGTTGGCGAACCCGCCAGGGTAATGAGACCCCTTCCAACCTTTAGTCGCCATATTTATTCTCCAGACAAGAGGGGCGACTCATAAAAGAGCCGCCCCTATCCGCCGATCAATATCGGCACTTGTGGTTATGCACCAGGCGAACCATATACGCCGCGCCAATCGGTAGATCCTACTGAAAGGCGGAAATAGATAGCCGCTTTGGCGTTCTTCGTATCGAAGTCATTGTCCTGGCTGAAATCAATCCTCTCACGCCAGATGAACTTCTGAGCCTCAGGACAATTAGTCTTAACAAACCAAGCATCCGTATCATTGAGGAAGGAATTAACCAAAATCCCCTCCGGGAATGAACCAGTAACGCGCAATGCGTTCACGGCATTGTTCGCTGTGTCATTCTGATTCACTGATTTCAATATACGGTTGGCCTCAAACTCAAGATCAGGGGGCACAATCAACTTCCGAGATTGCAACTGTACCCGCAATCCACGGTCGTTCTTGGCCTTCCGAATCTTGATCACGATATCTTCCAGAGAAGCTTCTGAGAGATCCGCTGCTGTCGTCAACTCATTGGACTGATCTCCAGAACTGGTTGGATGATCAGTAGCCAGCATCTCCTTGGCATCACCGAATGTGTACGAACTATTGAATCCACGATTGTAAACATTCGCTGCAATCGTCTCGATGGAATTAGCCGCCGAGAACGCCAAGGCCGAAGCCCGACGCCGGGAGACAACTTCATACAAATTGTCCCTCAATTCTTCATACGTCACGATGTAGCCAAGAGCATACGCAGTGTGCGTATAACGAGTCGTCTCACCCTGGGTCTCTGAATCATATGTAATGGATGTACCTTCCGGTTTCGCCGGAACCATTCCAAATCCAGTGACCTCCACATCCTCCTCATAATTCTGCTTTGAGGATGTGACCTCAAACATTCCAGGGTAGAGTTCTGGATAGCGTTTGTACTGACGCCCCCAGAATTGTTGCACCCCAGGCCATAAAGCCTTCGGATGATTACCAGTTGTGATAACTGCCATTGTTCAGTCTCCCCCCTAGATGCCCAAGATGCCGTCACCGGCAGCAGTGCTGCCGTGGGCCTCGGTATGGTTGGAAACCAGAACCTCGACCCGAGCATGAGTGAGTGTTGTGTCGTTATCATCACGATTCACCGCTCGTATGATCAGGAGTTGATTAGATGCGTCCGCTGCCGGAGCATCCGAAGTTGTATCAAGCTCCATACCAGAGCGCCCGGTTGATGTATTACCGGAGTGCGTCGCAATCAACACTGCATTCAAGCCCATCGATGCCGCAGGTATCGCCCCGTCAGCCTGAACTTCAAAAGCAAGATCAGGATCATCGGCGACCCACGCTACGCCCTCTGTGGACGCAGGACTATAGGCTCTATCAGGGTTCGACGGATCAGCGGCAAATGAAACAATCACGCCAGTCACGCGATTGCCATCTCCCACCGTTGCTGAAGTGATCGCTGGCAAAGTGCCAATCGGAGCGACCCCCACGCCTGGGACCTTCACTTCAGCGGTATTTGACGTGCCCGATTTGATAACAGCATCTCCCACGAATAATGCCGTGCCGTATGCGGCAGGAATATAATATGGGTTCGCTGCTCCATTGTAAGGGGCACCATTGCGATGCCGCATGGGCATAAGCCCACTCGGCCTGTCAACATTCGCCATGTTTTACTCCCAAAATGAAGCCCGCTTATCTCAAGCGGACTAGAGTTTATGCCAATAGGACCGAGTGATCATCGTGTCTCCACTGTGATTCCACGGCCCTGACTTGATGGATAGAACTTGCTACGGTCTGAACCGTCAGCCCCTTTGACCAACCCTCCCCGCAGCTGTTCATCAACTTCATCCAGTTCAGCCTGCTTGGCAGCCTGATCCTGGGTATAGAATTTCATCGGAAGCTCCATTAGGAAGCCATACTTAGGGCTACCGTTCTCATGCACGCCTACTATCTGGCGTATTCGTGTGTCTAGTTTAACACCCGACGACTTCTCAATTGCCTCTTTGTCCTGAACAAACTGATATCCAGCTTCTTCAAATCTCTGAAGACGCCCAGGATCTTCATTGACCCAGCGTCTATAGTAGCCCTTACGTTCGGGCGCTTGTAGCCTCTGCTGAACGCCGCCAACCGGCTTTCTTGGCTTCCTTTCCCTTCGCTCACGTCTCTCAAACTGAACTTCGTCTTTTTCTGCCATCACGCGACTCCCTCATTTGCGCTCTTGTTCAAAATATGCAGCAGCGTACTCCCCAAGAGATTTGAAGAGACCCTCTTCCACATACCGTTTACCGTGTGCGCGAGCTTCTGGCGGAAGATCGGCAGCCTTCCCGCTCCCAGTTCCGGCACGCTGTTGTCCCCCACCTTCAACGTGCGGAGCACCCCTACCGCCAGACTCACCAAATTTCGCAGGATAAGCCTTCCTGACTAGATTGCTCACTTCATCAAGTTGTCCTGATAAAGGCAGACCAGGCTTCTCTGCTTGCACATCATCCAGATAGCCAATCGCTAATCGCGTCATCGCGCTATCTTTATTAAACCACTGATTTTTCGATTCCCACGCCAACACTTCTGCTGGCGGTTTAGATTCCGGGTTATCACCACGCAGACTGCTCTCAACCAGCTTCCGATCACGTTCCGCAGCCTCAAATGCACCTTGATCACTGTTCCGCACTGCGGCACGCTGTCTCTGCTGAATGTCAGCGAATGCCTTGGCGTATTCACGCTCACTGACCTGGGAAATCACTCCGCCAAGATTATTAACTACAGTCTTCAGACGTTCAATCTCGCTGTGAGCAGTATCGAGCCGTTCTCGGCTGATCTCCTTGATATTCTCTCCGCGTTCAACAAATTCATCAGCATCACGCCAGATGTCTGGATCTCCCCGCCATTCTTCTCTTGGAACCCATCCATCCTTCCTGGCACGGACCTCAACCTCAGTCTCAGTCTCACTAGATCCCACATCCTCCTGAGTAGTATCAACCTCAGTGGCATCTTGCCCCTCTGTCTCGTCGATCATCGTATCCCTTCCCTATTCTCTGAATCATCATTCACTCATTAAGTGCGCGTATTCTGCGGGATCTTCATTCCTTCCACGATTGGAATCCCAAACACTCTCTCTATTATTGGTCCCACCGTTACGCGACCTGGCGTCGCTCCAGTTCTTTTTATCATATCTAATGTTAGATCCTCTTTGGCTGTCCATAGCAAAGCCGCATCCCGGCTATCAAAGACGAAAGAGAGGTGGGATACGACACCTTCTGCCGTGATCCTTCTTCCCTCTTCATCAAAGATCCCCCACTTACCAGTATCAAGATCGATCTCCTGCACCTCCACACCGTATTCTTCCGCTAATTTCCTGAAGTAATTAGTGTGTGCCTTGTCATATAGCTCCCTGGTCCACTTTGCTTCATACCGGATGTCAAGATCCGAATAACCAGTATCTCTAACACTGAAGACACTCTCAATTACATTTTCCGTCCAATTTTCATTATCCTCCAGTGTGGGGTATGCCCGCATCAACGCCTCGTAAACTCCAATATCATTTGATATCAGCACATGAAGGTCATTGTATGATACCTGTTGATGACTCATCGCCTCTCGAGCAATCCGAATCATCTCATTGTTAACTTCAGTATCTACAAGGTAAGGACTGCGATGGTTAAGGACGAGGAGTGGACGATCCCCGCGAATTCTCTCCGCAATATCATCGCCAAGAACATCGTTTAGTTCATTGTCTTTGATCTTTAACTCTCTGGAGAGACCTCTGGACTCAATATTTCCTGGTCCTGACAGTTCGTCTGGGACGAACTTGGTGCGTAT